GCTAGGTCGTTAGGGTATAAAGAGTCAATAGCAGATGCCTGGGTTGTTGCTGGTAATACATTTCGCAGTGAACAGCCAGTGGATATGATGAACAAAATCGAAGCAGCTAATATGCGTGCTATCGATTCAGAAACATTAGGTATAAATAATAATACAGCTGCCGCTGCTGTCGATCATTTAGGTAAACTTATTAGAATACCAGGACGCGCTTTGATGGCAGCAGACGATTTCTGGCGCGTAATAAACGGCAGGGGCGAATTGTATGAGCAAGCTGTTCGTCAACTGCGTAATAGCAAAGATACGGGCAAGGTAGACCAAGATGCGCTAGATGATGCATTACTTGTGTTACTTGATCCAAGATTCAAAGGAGATGAATTAGACAAGACAGCGCGATACCACACAATGACGGATGAAATACCTGGAGCGCTAGGTAAAATGACTAACGCGTTTCGGTCTAATTTTTTTGGACAGTTAATGTTGCCGTTTGCAAAAGCACCCACTAACACAATACGCCGTGTTGCAGAAAACCATCCGGTCGCAGCGTTTTTGTCGAAAAATGTACGCGATAATATGATGGGAAGAAACGGCGCACGCGCACAGCAAAGACAAATCGGAAGATATTCTCTCGCAATGGGAACCTATTACACAATGTATCAATTTGCTATCGATGGCAGATTGACTGGTTCGTTACCAATGGATGAACAAAGTAGAAAAATGTTGCCTAAAGGATGGCAGCCTTATTCATTTGTTTTTATTGGTAGCGATGAACAACGCGAAGAAGCAGGCTTGAAACCATTTCCTAAAGATGCTGATGGTGATCCGCTTCCTATGTACAATAAAGCAACCGGGCTTCCTAATGGTGAGCTGATGTATATCTCTTATCAAGGTTTAGAGCCAGTAAGTGCGTTTCTTGGTATTGCTGCTAGTACTGCGCAAAAACGCACTATGTTTTATAATCCAGATAAACGGTTAGGTTTATTTGAAGCTGGTGCATTGGCTACGATGGAATACTTTAGAGACTTGCCCATGTTGCAGGGGGTTAGTGATGTATTCAAGGCATTTACATACCATGACCCTAGTTATATTACAGATGGTGCATTGGGCGGCACGTTTGGTGTCCTACCATTACCGTATTCATCAGCCGTACGTAACATCAATGGTCTTACTGACACAGAACGTAAATTTGTTGAACGTCCATTAGAGTTTTTGACCTTAGCCGATGTAGAGCGCATGTATGAGGCTGCAAAAGATTCTGATAATCCATACGATGAAATACCATATGAGTTAGTGGGTACAGTACGCAAACGTGGGCAAGAAACATTAGGGCAAAATTTCCAATATTTCCAAGATCAGTTTTTGAACCGTTGGGAAAATCAAATAATGAAGTTCCCATACTTCGAACCTAGCGAAGAAGATTTAGTGTATCAGTATGACATGCTAGGCAATAAAAGAGAAAGAGGTCTCGATTATAGCGTAAACCCGATGTTGTCTATATGGAACAATCTAACACCGTTTGATGTTTCGTTTTCAGAAGATATTCCTTTTTATAAAAGTGAATTAATGAGACTAGGTGCGCCATTACGCATTTCTAAGGAAACGTATGCTGGCATCAAACTAGACCCTAATTTTGTAAGTGATTGGACGTACTACGCTAAGAACGTGGTAGCACTGCCGACAGGGTTAGGCGGTGCGCAGTACGAGTTTCGCGATTATCTGCAAGTAATGATGGGTACTGGTAATTATCAAAATGCAAAAGACGAAGATAAAATAAGAATGATTCAGAGAGCTGAAAATAAATTTTATGACGCGGCTTTTCCATTTGTTCGCAGCCTACCAGAACATAAGCAATTCAATCAGGCATTCTCTACGAGAGAGGAAATACAAAGATGACTGTCAGTAATCAGAATCAAAAAAGCACCGGCACTGGTAACGGCAGCTCTCATCAATTTAATTTTAATTTTAAGATAGCATTAGCAGCAGATCTGGTTGTGCTTGTCCGCACTGATGCGACTGGCGTAACAGTTACTAAAACTTTGAATACAGATTACATTATACCTACAAGCAGCATTAATGCAGATGCTGGCGGCAATATATTGTTCAAATTTAACACCGGCACATCAACTGATGCACATTTTGATAGCACAGATAGAAGACCACCGGCTGGCACAACTGTTATACTGAAACGTCAGGTGCAGCTGACCCAGGGCGTTGATTTGCAAGCAGCTTCTAGCTTACCAGCAGAAACACTAGAAAACGCTTATGACAAGGTCACACACGGCTTGCAGCAGCTGCAAGAGCAAATGGACAGAGCATTGCTCAGACCAGCATCTGACAGCACATCAGCTGCTTTGCCGGACACTGTGGATCTCAAAGGTAAAGTTCTAAAATTTAACGATAGTACAGGTGTTGCAGAGGGTACTGATTTGATAACAGGACCTACCGGTCCGACTGGTCCTACTGGTCCAACAGGTCCGACTGGTGCGGATAGTACAGTAGCTGGTCCTACTGGTCCTACTGGTCCTACTGGACCCACCGGTCCTACTGGAGCTGATTCAACAGTAGCTGGTCCGACAGGTCCGACTGGTCCAACAGGTCCGACTGGTTCTACAGGTTCACAAGGAAATACTGGACCTACTGGACCTCAAGGTAATACAGGACCAACAGGACCTACTGGACCGACAGGCAGTACAGGACCCACAGGTCCCACAGGACCAGATGGTAACTTTGGTGGGGCAACATTCGATTATACGTTTGATACAACTACAACAGATTCAGATCCTGGAACTGGCAAAATACGTTTTAACAACGCTAATATTTCATTGGCTACAGAAATGTATATTGATGATACAGATGACAATGGCACAGACATACAATCATTTGTAAGAACAATAGATGATAGCACAAGCACCATCAAAGGTCATTTTAGAATATCTAATCGACTAAATGCAAATGACTTTGCTTTGTTTACCATAAGCGCATTATCGGAGAACACAGGTTATTTTACAGTAACAAATGCTTATGTAAGTGGTTCTGCTACATCATTTAGCAACGCAGAAGATGTAATCATTACCTTTGCACGAACAGGTGACAAGGGCGATACAGGACCAACCGGACCAACAGGACCGACTGGCTCTACAGGACCGACAGGTCCTACAGGCTCTACTGGACCAACCGGACCGCAAGGTGTTCAAGGTAACACCGGACCAGATGGACCGACAGGACCCACAGGTTCAACAGGTCCTACTGGCCCCACAGGTTCTGCTGCAACTATTTCTGTTGGTTCTACTACAACAGGTCCGGCTGGTGGTAGCGCATCTGTAAGTAATTCTGGTTCATCATCATCGGCAACATTTGATTTTACAATACCGACTGGACCTGCTGGACCAACTGGACCAACGGGTCCGACAGGACCAACTGGACCAACTGGACCAACAGGAGCAGATTCCACCGTTGCAGGACCTACTGGACCGACTGGTCCGGCAGGAAGTACAGGTCCGACTGGTCCATCAGGACCTGCTGGTGCAGATGGCAATGATGGAGGAACAGGACCAACAGGACCTGCTGGTCCAGCAGGATCCACCGGACCTACTGGTCCTACAGGTCCAACGGGACCCACAGGTGCTGATTCGACTGTTGCTGGTCCTCCGGGACCAACTGGATCTACAGGTTCCGCAGGTCCACCAGGTCCCACAGGTCCGGCTGGGTCAGATGGCTCAGACGGTTCTACAGGTCCAACAGGACCGACAGGTCCTACTGGTCCAACAGGTCCAACAGGACCAACAGGTGATGGTTTTACAGGCGGCAGTTATGCTGCCCCTACAGGAGTTGTTACATTTACATCTGATGATGGTTTAGGATTTAGCACAGGTGATTTGCGTGGAGCTACTGGACCAACAGGACCCACAGGTCCCACAGGGTCAACTGGTCCAACAGGACCGACAGGTCCAGCAGGAAGTGATGGAAGTGATGGTTCCGCAGGACCGCCAGGTCCAACTGGTCCGGCAGGGTCAACAGGCTCTGCTGGTCCTCCAGGACCTTCTGGTCCGGCAGGAAGCGATGGTAGCGATGGGTCTACAGGTCCAACAGGTCCAACAGGACCTAGTGGTCCTTCTGGTTCAGCAGGGTCTACTGGACCGACAGGACCGACAGGACCAACTGGACCAAGCGGTACATTTAGCGGTGATTTTAATGGTGTAATTAGAAATAGCAGTAATCAACCTTTTTGGGAAAACAAACAAAATGTAAGCGCAGATTATACAATTACAAACACCTATAATGCTTATAGTGCAGGACCAATTACTATTGATAGTGGAGTGACTGTGACTGTAGGAAGCGGAGAGAATTGGACAGTAATATGAGACAAAACTGGCAATTATGGAGTGGTGCTTTATCCGACAATAAATTAGCACTGATAACCGAAAAGGCAGATGCACTGCCTGACATGAATGCTACTACATTTGCAGATAGCAAAGTAAATGTAGATGTTCGTAGGTCAAAGGTGAAATGGCTAACCAATGATAATGATGTAAGAAATTTATTGTGGGGATATGTTGAAGAAGCAAATAGAAATGCTTTTGGGTTTGATATAAGCAGTGTTGGCGACATTCAATACACAGAGTATCACGCAACAGATTCTGGTCATTATGATTGGCACCATGACATTCATTGGAATGGAGACAAAGCATACGACAGAAAGCTATCTGTGACAGTACAGCTTAGTAAGCCAGAAGATTACACTGGTGGTGGCTTTGAGTTTAACGAAACACAAACACCAGATTATAATTTATCTACTAAAAAGGGAACAGTTTTAGTCTTTCCTTCCTATTTGCAACATAGAGTAACACCAGTTCTGAGTGGAACAAGAGTAAGTTTAGTAGCATGGTTTGAAGGGCCAAGGTGGAAATGAGTACATTAAAAGCAGATACAATACAGAATACATCTGGTGGTGCAGTCACACTAACTAATCAACACGCGCCAAAGGCTTGGGTTGTTTATGTAAGCGCAAACTTAACAAGTAACTCTGACCTTACTGGTGTTTCAGACAGTTTTAACATGACTAGTGTTGTTGATAACGGAACAGGCGACCACACATTTGCTGTTAACAATGATTTTAGTAATGCTAATTATGCTTTGATAACAGGCAGACAACAATCGGTGAGTGGTTTCGGTGGTCATATAGATATAGAACATGGAACATCTCCTGCGGCTGGTAGCGTGATAGTGCAAACCAGAGAACATTACGGTGTACAAGATAATCCAAGGGGTAGCTTAGCGTTTTTAGGAGATTTAGCATAATGGCTGGTACAATAGTAGCGGATACATTGACCCATTCAACCGCAGGGTCTGTCGCAACTAATTTTGTCGTTAACGGAAGTGCTAAAGTTTGGACAAATGGAGATGGTTCAGGAACAGTTGCTATTACCGATAGCTTGAATACAGCAAGTATGACTGACGAAGGAACGGGTGATTATACGTATAATTTTACAAGTAATATGGGAAACACAACATACATAGTTCAAGGAATTGCAACAGAAACTGATAAAGCACAGCCTAGAGTTGTTGGTTGTGGAACAAGCGCAGATACAGGGTATGCAACTAGTTCACATGGGGTTATTTGTATAAGGGTAGATAATCAAAACGCAGATGATATGGACGTTGTAAACTCTTCTGTTTTTGGAGACTTAGCATGAGTGAACTAAGAGTAAATACATTAAAAGATGCGAGTGGTAATAACACTGTTGCTACCTCTGATATTAATCAAGGAGCCGCAAAAGTAGTATTTGGAATGAATTTACGCAGTTCTACTACAATGGATATAGCTACTAATGCAATTTCTTCTGAAACATTAAACATATCAAGTGGCTCAGATGAAGGAACTGGGGATATACACGGAAACCTAACCAACGCAATGCAAAACAAACAGTATATTTGGACTGAAGGAACACTTGCGGCAAACAACACAAATAACCTTGATGTTGGAGTTTCAACAACAAGTCTTATCGCTTTTCAAGGGCATGATGCAGACAGTAGTAGTGATTCAGATTTAATTGGTTGTTCGACAGTATTCGGAGATTTAGCATAATGCAGACACCACACTTTCAAGGCACACATCTATTCGACAGACTATGTTGGGCTAAAGAAAACCTTGATGGAGTGCAATCAGAATATCGTGTGGTATATGAAGACAACATAGATGAGTGTGCAAAAATACTTGTGCCTGACCCTAATTGGATGGCTTGCGCCTTACAGGGCGGTATACTTCCACCAGTGTGGGTGTACTGGGAGTTAAAAAAGGACGAAGCACAACCTGACTTTAAGAAGCACACAAGAGGTTATCTGCTGCACCAGACAGAACCTATGGAAGCTATGACTGAAGAACAGGCAATAGAATACCTAATTCAAAAAGATGTGCCAGAGCATGTTTGGAAGAATTGGGATGAAGGTAATCGTCCTAAGATGGTTATCTGTAGGAAGAATCAACTTCCTGCAACAAGAGAGTGGAGAAACGCTTGGCGTATCTCTAAAGAACTAGCCGCATAGGAGTATTAAAATGGCTGTAGCAACATACATAATAGATAAGGACGGCAATCAGGCAAATGCCGCTAGTGTTACTAAGCCGTCTGACCGTCATTTTCGTGGTGCTTGGACACTCTCTGGTAATGTAATATCAGAAGACTTAGCCACTGCGAAAAACATTTTTAAAGACAAAATTCGTGAGGTTCGCGCTCCTTTACTGGAAGCCAAAGATGTTGAGCTTATGAAAGCACTGGAAACAGGTGCAAGCACAACAGATATAGCTACAGCAAAGAACGCACTTAGAGATGCCCCAGCCGCACAAGCTATTACAGATGCAACAACAATTGCAGAACTAAAAGCCGCATGGGATAAATCTATTTTGGGTAATTCTCCATACTAATTTTACTGGTAAATAAACCGATAAGTTAACAGCACATGACACGCTGGAAGTAATAAATCAAAGGTAAATCATGAAAAAATCTGTGAACGATGTTCAGCACCAGCTGGACACGCATGAGGCTGTGTGCGCGGAGCGCTGGAAAGAAACGATCTTACGCATTAAACGTATCGAAGCAATCATGATCGGTACAGCTGGTGCAGTCATACTATTGCTAATAACGATACTGGTATCTGGCTAATGGTAGACCCAGTAAGTGCTATCGCTATAGCCGGTAGTGCATTTAACGCTTTAAAAAAAGGGGTATCGATAGGCAGAGATATTGAGTCCATGGGTAAAGACTTGTCACGTTGGATGTCGGCTGTATCCGATATTGACAGGGCGCATCACGAAGCGAAGCACCCACCTATATTCAAGAAGCTATTTTCTGGTGCCTCTGTTGAGCAAGAGGCTATCGAGTTATTCACGCAAAAAAAACAATTAGAAAATCAAAGAGATGAACTTAGAAAATTGATATCAGCAATGTGTGGTCCAAATGCTTGGCAAGAATTGTTGCGGATGGAAGCAGACATACGAAAACAGCGCAAAGAAACATTATATGCGCAGAGAGAAGCAAGAAGACACTTTGTTGAGATTGTTAGCATCATGTTTCTTGTAATAACGATTGTTGGATTTTTCATTTTTATTTTATTTCTCTGGCAGAACAGAGGTTCAGCATGACAAGAAAAAATCCGCATGATTTGGATGGTGACGGCATCGTTACCAAAGAAGAATTAGAAACAGAAGAGCAGATTATACGGCTAGAGAATAGTAACCGTATGGCAGACCAGCAGCGACTAATCTGTTGGGTTAGCTCACTGTCGAGCATAGTGCTTATCTGCATAAGCATGTCACCGATCATACCAGACAGCAGGATAGAAATGGTTACAGCGCTGCTGAGTACATACGTAGTAGCGAACTTAGGCATCGTTGCTACGTTTATGACAACAAGTGCCTGGGCATCTAGGAGTAAATAATGTTGCAAGCAATCATTGGCGGTGTGACACCGCTGTTAGATAAATTTATTGAAGATAAAGATCAGAAAAATGCATTAGCCCATGAAATCGCCACACTCGCAGAAAAACAAGCCCACGAAGCAGCCCTCGCTCAAGTCGGAGTCAATAAACAAGAAGCCCAACACAGATCAATTTTTGTTGCTGGATGGCGTCCCTTTGTCGGATGGGTCTGTGGGGTGGCGCTTGCGTACCACTTTGTCTTTGCTCCGCTTATTCTTTTCGCAGCTGCGATTGCTGGTGTTGAAATACCAGAATTACCTAGTTTCGATATGGAAACATTAACCACAGTTCTGCTTGGAATGCTTGGGCTAGGTGGTTTGCGCAGTTTTGAAAAGGCAAAAGGATTGACCAAATGAATACAAATTTTGAACAGTGCTTTGCCTGGCTTATGGAGCATGAAGGAGGCTTTGTAGATCACCCAGATGACCCAGGTGGCGTAACCAATTTAGGTGTGACACAGCGCGTCTATGAAGCCTACTGCATAGAACAGGATTTTGTTGCTAAAGATATGCGTGACCTCACAGAAGAAGATGTGCTGCCAATTTATAAAAGAAATTACTGGGATAGGGTCATGGGTGACAAACTCCCAGGCGGTATCGATTGGTCAGTGTTTGATTGGGCAGTCAATAGCGGAACAGGCAGAGCTGCACGCATGTTGCAGAAGCACGCTGGGGTTACAGCTGATGGCGTTATAGGGCAGCAGACACTCAAAGCAGTGTATCACCTAGACCCCAAAGAAACAGTAGAACGGTTGTGTATGCGGCGGCAGGCGTTCTACGAGCGACTAAGAACTTTCGAGACTTTTGGTCGAGGTTGGACACGCCGTAATAACGAAACCAGGGAGCAGGCGCTTAGCCTGATTACAACATGAGCTTATATGAAAATATGAACAAACGGAAAAAAGCTGGCACTAGTAGGTCAAAGAAAAATACAACCATAGATAGTAAGACCTACAACATGATGAAGCGCAAGAAAGGCGGCTTCAAACCGAAAGATAAATAGCTATGAGCCGTCCACCTGAGAAGACAGGAACAAGTGGCAGGCGCGTTTCTTTTGCAGCTCGTTTTGCCGGCATGCGCGGTCCGATGAGAGACAGTAAAGGACGCAAGACTCCGAAAGCTGAAGCATTATCAGATTGGGGTTTTGGCAGCGTAGCAGCTGCACGTAAGTTTGCTAACCGTCACAAGAAAAGTTAGGAGTAAAGGTATGCAGAAACTAGGTAATAAAGAATTTGACAAGCTCCAGGGGATGGCAACAGCACGCAAGCAAGCATCACGCAATACCACACCTATGACAAAAATGAAGAAGAAACAAAAGATAGGTGCAATGGGTGAGGGCAAGCCTAGAATGATGGGATCGTACTGAAATCTGGGGACACTAAATTGCAGATCGCTGTGTTCATTTTGTGTTCATTATTCAGGTGACTTTCAGTGTCGATAGGAGTAGTTTGGTGACGTACAAACTTAGGAAATATGTCGATGTGTGTCGTTCAAATACCGTCAAAAACCGTTAAAATGCCAGACTGTCACGCCAGAGGCCGCGAGTTCGAGTCTCGTCACTCCCGCCACTAAATAAATAAATAAAATCAATAGTTTAATACACCTCGGACAGCAATGTTCGGGGTCTTTTTTTGTGCCAAAAACACGTTTGTGTTCGTTTTGTGTTCATTTTGACTTGAGTAAATTGACATATTATGTCATATTTGATTCGTGAGTTATCAATTATAAACAATCTATGGAGTCAATTATGTATATTACAGGGCAGCGCATCTACTACACTGGTGACATGGCAAATAGGTCAGGGTGGG